GGTGGCGTGTGTCGTTCCGGTAGAGCTGAAGTCCTCCACAATCATGCCGCTATCATCGTAAATTATTGCACTGATATTGAATGTTCCGCCGTCAGACGTAGCAGTAATTGTTACCGTAGCCCCTTCCTCCAAGTTTACGCTTCCCCACATTTCAGGGGCCAATATCGTGGTTCCTGACGTGGAGAGCGTTAGGTCTGTTCCGCCATCGGTGGCCGTAACGGCGGAGAGTCCCGCTCCATTCTGGAAATACCCTACACAATTACTAACAGCCAACGGGTCGGCTAGAACAGCTTCCGCTTCGGCTAGGTCCACATACCAATCTCCCGTTGCTTCAGTCAGAGGAGGAAGAAGCAACTTGGGACATGCCTCTAGCGGCCACGGGCTTCCCGGCGTTCCAGAATCATATCTAGCAATAACTGGATTCATAGCCATATCCACATCGCAGGATACAGACGTAGAGGTTGAGAATGTCGTAGTTCCGTTATTTGTGTAGGCTAGGACGAAGAAATAGGTTCCGGCGTCCGCGACCGTCCAATCGTAACTTCCTCCGGTTCCGATGTTGGATATATTCTCCTCGAAAACAATGGTGGGCGACGTTGAGGTTGAATCGCAGGTGTAAACCAAAATGTAGGCCATTCCGTCCCCGCCGTCGCTTCGGGCCGGTGAACGCGACAAATCAAATGTAACGACAGCACCAGCCGAAACACTAATGGAGCCAGAAAACCCTATATCTGGCTGGGAACCAGCAGAATATGGCCCGCTTTCAAATTCAAGCGTGTTGGTGGCTTGGTCCCACGATACGATAAAATCCTCAAGAGCTAAAGTCGGGATTGTAAAGAAACCCGGAGAAGGTGCGCCTCCGTAAACGTAACATCCCGGAGCGAAGCTAGCGACTTCGGACTGAGCCGTTTCGACATCAGGATAAACCGAGGGGTCCGTTGGAGGCGATGTGACCTGCGGAATAAACAGGGCACATTCGCAAACCGATGCACCACCCGCGCAACACGGAAGGCACACGGCAGTCATGGAAAAGATAGACTGCTCGTAGGGGTTCATGCCACCACCCAATAGTAGGTTCCGGGAGTCGTTTCAGGATCGGACGTATTTCTTCCGCAAGGAACAAAGGTTTGGGACCACGCCGAGCTGGTCAAGATTTCTGTAATCACTGCGTCCGTGACAGCGGCTATACCGACCAATCGGTAGGCGTCATAGATGTCATCGGAAGGCATCGCGCTATCCGAACCAACTATTTCCGCCGATGTCACGATTCCAGCGGCGTCTATTTCAATGTGAATGTAGATATTCCAAGGGCGGTCATTGCTGCTAACGTCGATGTTGGTATTTACGTTGGTAGGCGTGATTCCATTAACTTGCCCAAACGTAACCTTTACGTTCTCGGTATCAACTTGAACTAGAGACAGTGGCGGGGTATAGGAAGCACCAGCTCCACCAATGGGTTGCGTTTGCAATACCTGTTCCTGCAAGGCAAAACCATAGTCATCCAGCTTTGTGGGCGGGATGGGGGTTCGCTGTGGGATTTGGGGAAGTCTTGCTGGCAATAACATTAGAACGTGTAGGTAAGGACGGTGCGGCGGTAAATTACGGTTCCATCCGTTGCCGTGAGGTAAATTTCGTTTTGTGGGGCCGCAATTACGGTGAGACCAGATGGGCGCGCGGTTGGTGAAGAGGCAGACAACGAGGCTGAATAGCTTTCGCAGACAATGCCGTTGAATGCGTCGGGGGCTGTGCCGGATACACTGCCACCTGAGCTAACGTAATTGCTGAAAGACTGGTCTATAAACTCGCCAGCGGTTTGACCCTCGCGGACGAACGCAAGCTGATAATAAACACCGAACTCAACGAAGTAGTGTGCGGTATCAAGCTGGGTGGTGTCGTAGCTTACCTCCGCGTCCGCCAGAAGCGGTATTTGCTTGCTGGGTGACAGTAGCAGGTTGTCGCCACCAAGGCCGGTGTCGAAAATAGCCGTTCCCGGCATATTGAACGTAAACGGCTGCTTAAGTGTAACCGTAGCCGGGAGCTTGATGTAAACCGCCCGATTGGTGTAGAAGCCATCACCAATGGCATTTGTAAGGTCGGTCAGATAGGCCGTGCCGCCAGATGGATTGCTTGGAGTTGTAGCCGTAGCGCTAAGCGTTGTAACCACATAGGCAATAGAGCCGTCAGACCGACCCGTAACATCATTGATGACCGTTCCGGTGCCGCGAGCATAGCTACCGGTCCATACTCGGTAGCCGTCTTGGTCTACGTGTTCTACCCCCGAAAGGATGAAGCCGGATGGGGTGGTGATTGGGTTGCTGCTAACAGAACTAGCCGTAAGATGCCTAATCGTGATGAACGTCAGCCCCGTGCTGCCCTGATTGACGCTCTGGCGGTAGGTTTCATCTCTACTAATTTCGCCGTCACCCTTGGCAAAGGTGTAGGTTAAAATTTGGTATCCATCAGGGCCTCTGACATTCTGTGAGATTAGGGTGTATCCGCTAGGGGTCGGCGGCGTCGTAATGGCGTATGTTAAAGTCCTGATTAACAACTTGCCATTGTTCTTTGTCTCGTCCACCTGAGCCAAAAGCCCACTTTCAACGTAGGTGCGGCGGATAGTGCGGACGGAACCATTGTCGTTAGCTACCTCAGAGATGAGGAAACCGCCCTCTCCCGCCGTTCCTGCCGCCGTAGGAGTATATACGACGTTGCTAAACTGTATAAAAGTTAGCGTTTTGCTAACACGTCCGTCTTCCAAAACCGTAGTTTCGGTGCCACCAACCTGAGTTTCGCCGGTAGCTGAGATTTGCTCATAGGTTAAGCGGATGATAGGGTCGTTGCCCGCCCCGTTGTTAGACAGGGAATAGTCGCTTTGGGCGTCAATTAGGCGTAACCCATCCCAGCCGGTAGGAGGATTTGCGAATACGTCCACATCCCCATAGCTGTAGGTCAGTTGCAGGGGTAGCTCCGAATTCTGCTTCCACGAGACAAAGCGAGTCAGGCGCTTCCGTTCATCGGGAAGGATTTCGGCCTTGGCTGGCCTGACTTCTATGGCTTGTGATATGAGAAATGGCATACTTGGGTCTAATTACACGTCAAATCGCCTTAAAAACGATTCTAGGGCCATTCTAGCCCTATTCCTGCGGATTGTCTCCCTTGGCCAAAGCAGCATCCTTACGGCGGATATGCCAAATGGTGAACCCGGAAACAGCCAAGGAAGCAATAAGGCTAGCAATTTGCAACAGGTCTTTAGTGAGCTGCATACCGGCAATTGTCCCAATCCATGAAAAGGCGTTCAAGGTTAGCAATTTGAGTTGATGGGCATGGTCGTTCATAACTTGGCTTTGATGTTGCTAATAACAGCCTTGTGGGCCGCGTCTTGGGTTCTGGAAAGATAGTCTTTCAACTGCTCCCCAGCCTCCGGGTTGTCCTTTACATAATTGCTGATCCCCTTGGCGGTAGCCGTAAGGGCTCCTGAAATGCGCTTAAAGATGGTCCAAAGGACCAAGCTAATGGGCGGGAACATGATGCAGAGAACAACTAGGGCAACCACACCAAGGCTAAAGGAAGCCCCTAAAATGTTAATTCCCGTCCCCTCAACCTTCTTGCCCTCATTCTTCTCCAACAGCTTGTTAAGTGCCGCTAGTTCACCTTGGGTGCGCAACAGTTCTCTTTCTAGGGCTTTAACCGTCTCTGGGGCCAAATCGGCTGTATCGCCTTCTAATGGCTTCTCTGGACGGCCTAACGAGGCCGAGAGCTGTTGGGCTACGGGGATTAGCTCAACAGGCTTCTCTATCCGCTTTGCCAGCAGGTCGGCGGCTTGGCGCTCAACTTCTACGGCTCGCGGCGCCTTGACGATAGGCTCAGGAACCTTAGCTTGGAAGACCCGCCATTGCGGCAACTGACAGCCAGCAAGAAACAGGCAGAGAATTAGCGGTAATAGTTTCATCGTTTGCCATAGAGCACCCCTGCAACTCGCCATTCGATACGTCCATAGGCAATCCAGCCATCGGGCTTTGTCGGGTCATTGTTGTCGCCGGTAAAGAAGGCCGCGGTTGGGCTTAACTCACGGATACGATGAACAACCGAAGACTGTCCATCGCGGCCATAAATGGCAATGTCCCCAATCTGTAGGTCTTCCGGCTTACACCTTTCGAGGAGTAAAACGCAATTACTCCCCAAAACGGGTAACATAGACCCCGTAGGCTGCACCGAAGCATAAGACCGCTGTTCAATCTTACGGAAAGCCCAAGACCTAGCCGCATCCATCGCTTCCGCATGGGTCATGCTAGACGTAGGGGTTGGCGTCTGGTCTTCTTTCTTAGAGCAACCAGCAAGCGCAAGGATGAGAGCGGCGAGTAGTGCTAGTTTCATACTATTCCCGTGTTGGATTGGACACCGAGGAACCGAGAGAGGCCGCGAGTTTGGGCATCCGTCAGGGATACGTTATAGGCCGCAATGTTCGTAATAGTGCCTGCGTGGAAAGTTCCGGCAGATGACCCGCCCAAGTAAATAGCACTTGAATCGGTATTGTCGAAGTTGCCAGCGGTTTGCCATGCCGTATCGGTCCCCTTTGTTCCGTTGAGGAAGTTAACAGCTAGTGCGTTAGTCGCATCTAAACGGCCCCCGTGGACATAGGCGTTGTTTAACGCCTTGCCCGCCTGCGAAACCTCCGCAAAAGCGTCGGCATCCAATCGGCGGCCACCAACAGAAATGTTCCCGCTTGTAACCAGAGACCGGATTAGGGCCCGTGAGCTTGCGGCATTGTTGTTAAACCGAAAATACTCCCGCGCTTCGCTAAAGCTACTAACCGATACGGTAGCCAGCATGGTTGCGCCGCTGGCATTACGCAGGAACCCCAAGGCTCCTGCCGGAAGTGTCATAAACATCTGCGTTCCATCAAAAAGAACAGCAGGGGCAGAGACAATGCGGGCACAGTTTCCGATTGCAGAACGGTTTACAGTCCAATTGACGCTTGAGTTTACCCCATCCGGCACAGTTGTTGAATTGGCATTGCCGAGAGACGGCGTTAGCGCAATGACGGCTGCTCCATCAATACCGTTTGCGAACTCGGCCAGATAACATTGACCCGAAAAACGCTGAGAAGCACCATCATCCGATAGGGCACCAAAAGCAACCGGGATAGAAGTGGCATTGATAGCCGTAAGGACAGACGCCACCGTGACAGCGGAACCGAGCTGAGTCCAAACGGTCGGTCTTGTGGAGCTGGTAGAGGTTGAATAATAAAACCGAGTTGTCGAACCACCTGCACCATTATCAGCATCAAACGTAATCTTAATCCATTTTGCCCCAACAACGAGCGGAGTCGTTGAAACCCCGCCAAATGTCGTCACGGTGCCATTTGATACTACCAAGCGTAATTCTCCGGTAGCATCAAGCCGTGCCTGCCATTGCGTCAGGGCCGCCGTTCCGGCTGCGTTACGCTTTGTTAATAGGCACTGAACCGCACCGCTGGCCGCTGTAAACGTGCCAAAACGGTAGGTCATCGTAAAGTCGGTCAAAACCGCATTGATAGCGGCTGACGATGGAGTGCTGATGTAGTTGCCCGCGACTCCGGGCAGGTGAAGGTAGTTCTCACCACTCCAAGGGAGAAACAACGGCTGATTGGCCCCGGTAGCTTGCACCGCGTGCCAGCCATTAGGACCAAGGTCGGGCCATGAGGAAATGGCCTGCAAATAGGTGCCGCCTTGGTCCTGCAATGTTTGTGCGGTATAGTATGGCCCCAATCCCGGCAGATTACGGGGGTCCATCGGATAATCATTCTTATCCGTCCATTTGCCAAGCAGACTATTCCACTGGCCCCGCCACTTGACATGTGAGCCAATCATTAGACCGTAGTAGGCGTAGCTTGGAAAACCGCATCAGCCGATTGGCGGATAAATCGAGCCGCTTTGGCAAGCTGCAAGCTCCACGTCCCCGACTGGCCTACGTAGAGACGATGGCCGTTGCTGGAACTCGGGTCAGAACCGTCAAACGTCACCATAATGTCATTGGTTTGCACGTCCCAAATGACCTGTTTCGTGTTCGTAATGTCCCAGCCAGAAGCCGTGAGTGTTACGACACTGTTAGACACGGCCAAACGCTCATCCAGAACACCACTGGAAGGCTTGGGATAGATGTTGCTGATGTTGTTGGTCATTGTTAGTTATTCCTAAGTTGTTCGGTTCCGTGGGTAAAGAAGGTGCGGCGAAGGGGACGGTAAGACTGCTGGCGGGTATATTTCTCAATCTCGTTAAGCAGAATGTTTTGCGCCTCGGTTCGCATGGCAAAGCCGCGATCATTCTGGCCATTTGACAGGAGCAGGTCTCCCGCACTCGCGGCCACGACATATTCCATCAAATCGTAGGGAATCGTAAGCCTAAGCCAGTAGGTTCCGTTAGTCGGAGCGTTACCCGTAGAGGCCAAAATGCAGAGGTAATAGTCGCCGGTCGTGGGGTAGAAAACCTTGTCTCCCGGCGCATACACCGTCATTGCGGCATAGTCGGCACCCGTATAGATGGGAACACCCTCACGGAAATAGACATACGTGGGGTCAAACACGTTCTGGTTAAAGAACTGGATGCCGCCGCTTGTAAGCTCATAGCCGACCTGAACCGGGCCATTTTCCCCATAAGGGTCGTAGCGATAGCAGGTAATCACATCGGCAATTATGGTTTCGCCCGCCTGCTCATACGCGATTAAATTGTCATTATCGGGCGTCCGCGCTTCCGTTCTGAGGCTCCAAGGCCATTCAAAGAACTCCCACCCCGCCTTAATGTTGCGGTTGATAAACTGATTGGCAGCCGCCTTCTGGGTCGTGTCCATTGTCTGGATGCCCGCCAACTGCTGGTAGCGGTCAACGATAGACTGGTATGTGACGGTTCTGTTACCCATTAGTAAAAGCGTTTCTCAACCTTGGCTCCGCGCAACTCAGGGTTATCACGGTAAAATTCGGCCCCAAACTGCTTGTCCGACCAGCATCCTTCCTGTTCAAGTTGCCAGCGCATATACGTTCTGGCGGGGATAATCATTTGCAAGTGTCCGAGGCCATTGACATTCTTGCGCTTCTGCAACTTTTCGTTATCCGCAATCTTCTTCATTTCCTGCCTCTGCATCACCTTCTCGGCACCAATGCCTAGACGGATATTGCGCTCTAAAGCCTCCCAAGCCGCCCGGTCTTCCACGGGCCTAAACTTAGGAATGAAGAAATTGGGTGTAACCATAGTGAAAGAGAAAAAGGGGGGCCAGTTTCCCAGCCCCCTTCTTTACATTAGCCGCTAAACGAATAGGCGGCGAGGCTATTCACCTTGAGGTAAATATCCAGCTCGCCCACATCAATGTCGGACAGCGATTTACCCGTCATAGAACCAAAGACGATATCAATGGTATCCGCACCCGTGTAGGCATAGCGAACAGACGAGTTAACGCCGGGACCGGCAACGATTTCCGAGCCGTTGACGTTAATCTGAGCCGACGCAATGTAACGATTGGTCGAACCGCCGTCACCCACGATGATAGTCGTGGAATTGTAGGCGTTGTCCGACGCATCTTCAAACGGCGTAACGAGGTTGAACGCAGCATCCGAAACGTAGTCGCGAGCGGCTACGGTGAAGATTGCGATGGTTTGAGCGGTGTTGGCCGTTGCTTCCGTAAGGTCTTCGTGGGTAAGACGAATACGATGCGTGAAGCCGGTAGCCGCCTGCTCTTCGATCATGAGGGGATAGACAATCATGGTAATTTTCTCCTTGGTTGATTAGCTGGTGGCGTTGAACTTGCCGAAGCCCAGCGGATTGAGAACACGGAGCGTCCACCACGACTTGTAGAAGCCGCGAGGACCACCACCCTTATCTTCCAACTCCTGATGCGCCGGGGCTTCCGCGAAGGCGAATTCAAGCAGGGAAGGATTGACGAGGTAGCCGCGAGCGTTCTGAACCGCAGCCGCGCTATCGCGGGCAAGGAACAGGTCGGGAATCAGGTCAACGGTGCCGAAGTCGCCAACATAACGCAGGATGTTGTGGCTAAGGGTCGTGGAGCTAGCATCCGTGTTGGTGCGGAGAGCGCCAGTGCCGGACGGGATGGTGCGGGTAAACTCCGTGAAAGCACGTTTCAGGGCGGTGCCGCAAAACAGCTTGTAGTTGGACACATCACCGGTCTGCTGGTAGATGGACTCCAGCACATCGTTAACGTCGTCTTCCGTCAGGGAACCCGTGGTCGTCGAGTCGATAGACGCGGCGGGGGTCAGGTATTCCGAAGGAACCGGATTGACAGCCTGAGCCGTGGACTGAATCCACTTGCCAAGACCGCGGAGCTTAGCAGGACCATTGGCCTGCATTTCTTGGTCGGAACCAGCCGCCGACTCCATGTTACGCTTCAACTGAGCAAGCGCCTTGGACTTGGCCGTGGCAACCTGATTGAGCGTAGCCGCGTCGTCAACCAGCACTTCGAGGTCGGAAACGGACCAGCTCTGGTCCTGACGCTCAAGGCGATTGCCGAGCAGGGCGCGATCAACGCCCGGATTCTGGAAGGTCGTAACGTCGGTGCCTTCCTCGGTCGCGGTCAGGGAAACGTCCGCGAGGGTGTCAACCACCCATTCAGTGTAGGATGCTTTGGGGGCACGGCCTTTCTTAGCCATGGTAAGCATCGGGGTCTTTTCAGGGTCGAGCATCGTGAAACCCTGAAGAATGTCTTCACGGTTGGATGCGATATTGTAAGTAGTGGCTTGAGCCATTTTAGTTAAGTCGTTTAAGTTGTTCTTGAATTGTGAGCATTCTCGCGTAACTCTCTTGAGAGCCGGATTTAGAGAGGTCCTTCTTGGCCTGTTCCAACTGTTTCGCTAGCTGTGCCTTTTCCCCGCCCGTATTCTTTGCTCGGGACGTTGCCGACGGCGTTGTCGTGTCGGCTGCCGCCTTGCTAGGCTTCTCAACCTTCTTAGCTTCCGTCTTGGGCTTCTTGAGGTCATTCAGCTTGTCCATTGCCAGGCCATATAGGAGGCGGGCGGACGGTAGCTGATTGACTGCCGGGAACTGTCTAGCAAACGTCTCAAACTGCTGGTATTCGCTACTCTTCTTATCGAAGAGAGCCGGATACATACCTTTTGCTTGGGTGTCTGCCTGTTCCTTGGCTTTAAGAAACTGACGGCGTTGCGGGATTAGCTTCTCAATGTGGCGGCGGGCCTTCTGTTCGAGGGCCAACACGTCTTCCACTTGGTAGGTTTCGTTGCCGATTTTAACGGTCGGCTCATCCTTTGCCATCGCTCGCAGGATTGCGCGTCGGTTGCTCTCGATTAGGTCAAGGGCGCTCTGCGAATCACTTGTCAGCTTGTTTAGCTCACTCTCGCTCAGGGCTGCTTGGGTTTCGTCAGATGGGTCGCTAACCGTCACCGTAATCGGTGTATCATTGGTAGCGTTCTGCGTGCCTTGCTGCTCCTTGAGGGTGGCGATTTCAGCCTCTAGTGCCGCGGCTTTGGCTTCTGCTTCCTTACGCTTGGCGGTAACGGAGTTAATGCGCTTCTGCACATTCTCCTGCCACTTCTTCAGCTTGTCGGGGTCGTTGGTTTTGGGCTGTGAAAGAACTTCCTCTTCATCCTCAGCCTTGGGCTCCTCTTCGGCCTGCTCTGGCTCCGATTCGGTAGTTTCCGGCTGGTCCGTGGCTTCCTCGGGTTCAGCTTTCGCTTCCTCCTCGGTTTCCTCGGTAGCTTCGGGCTTTTTCTCTGGCTCATCTTTGGCCTTCTTTGCTTTCGCATCGTTAGCCATCATGAACTGAGCAAACTGCTCGACGCTCATACTCTCCGTCATGCCTTCGGTCTGGGCCGGAGCCTCAGTCGTGACTGGCAAGGCGTCACTCTTCGTATCGTTATCCATAAGTTCGTTAAGCGAGAACTAAGAATCCGCAGATTCTCAGGAGTTTACGTCATCCAGTGACGTTGGCGTTGTGCCTAATTACAATTATACCACACTTTGCAAATGAGTCTCAAATACAGGCCGTTAGGCCGACTTGATGCGGGTGCGGCATGTTGCAAAAATTGAACGCAGCCAGTTTAGTTCACTGGCGCGGGCCGATAGGTGAACCAGTTCGGCATGATTCTGGTAAACTGGCGTTACAGCCGTTTCCTCCAACCATTGGTTGCGCCGTTCTTCGATAGCCTTCTCAAATTCATCCCAATAGGGCGTCTGCATGAGGCCCGTAATGGCAATGACCAAGGTATCTTCGGTTTGTTCTTCCATAATTAGCCTACATTGCCAGCCGGAGGTGTCCCAATACGGCCAATTTGGGCGTTTTGGCGTTGCTGTTCATAAAACTTTAGTTGTTCCGTGTATTTCTCGATGCGATTGCGCAGGTCTGGGTCAGCCAGTAGCCGCGTTTTAACGTCATTGGACGGATATGCGGGAGTGCCTTCGAGCCAGTTGGTGATAACTTGCAGACGCAGGGGCGCGTTAATGCCATTCTGCGGGATGTCTAGGGGCGTTCCCGACCACATTTTTGCAATATCGGCCTGAGTGTCAGCAACTTCACGCTGCGCGGCGATGTCTTCCGGGACAAGGATTTGCTCGGCAAGGATGGGGTCAATGAGCGAGAACGCAACTTGCAAGAACTTGGAGTAATCGACGACTCCGCCCTTGTCATATTTGGAGGCAAGGTCTCCCATCGTTTCGAGTTTCTTGGCATAGGTCTCGGGGTCCATGCTCAGAACATCAAACGTGGCGTAGAAGTCATACTTGCCACTTACGTCCTGCTTCTTGAGCTGAACCGGACTATTGCTTTGGGCGCCGATGACACGGAACCACTCTTCTTCGGGGCCATATTGCTCGTAGAGAGCCCAAACTTGGGCCATAACCTGTTTCCAGCAACCAAGCCAAGTTGAAATTTGCTTCTGCTGCTTAACCTGCCATTCGTTGCCGATGTCTTCCTTGGTCGCCAAGCCATAGTAGCGGCGAACCATCGTATCAAGCGAAGCCTGCACCTCAACGGAAGCCTGCGGAGGCGGTGGAACGGCCATATAGCCATACTCACCGGGACGGCGTTCCCCCACCTGAGCACCGGGACCGATACGACCGGGAGCGCGGCCTACAGGATGGGTCAACGGAGGGCAGGTAGAGATGGAGGCGTGGTCGCGGCGAGCATCAACTTCAGTCTTAATTGCATCCTGCCAGCCTCGGCCAGTTTCCGGCACACCACGGCTATCCAGCATCAGGCGGCTAAGGCGTTCACGGGGGAACACAACGAAAGGATAGAGTCCGTGACGGTAGCCCAGAAGCTCGTGCTTGGCATACCCCATATTGCCACCTTGTGGGCTAGAAGCCGCGGCAGGGCAGAAGATGGTGCAATAGATACCCGGCACCCCATCCTCGTCGGAAAGGCGCTGGTAGGCCCATACAAACTCAATTAGGCCGTATGCTACGGTCTCGCGGTTGAGGCCCAAACGCTCTGCGTTGTAATGCGTCTGGTTATTGATTGCTGCCTCTGAGTTGTCAAACTCTTGGTCGCGGCAGTATTTGATAGCCTCCTCAACATATTCCTCATCCCAGCCCATCGTAATGACCTTCTGGCGGGCTTGTTCAGGGGAGAGTAAGCACCTGCGAAAGATGCCCCGCGCCTGTTGAATATCGACGGGGGTGTTTGGTGGAACAAATATCTCATCCCCAAGGGCATAAGCCTGAACGATAGGGCGGTTTACCTGTTGCACGATAACAGGGACAGAGGTTTCACCCGTGTCCCGCAATTCTTGGAGCATAGCCCGAGCCTTCTTCTTGGAAACATCGGGGTAAACAATACGCAATTGGTCAATCAGCTCCTCGGTGAACAAGCCTTCCGTGATGGCTAGCGCCACATCGGGAGCCGCGGCCTCTAGGTCGGCCAGTAAGATAGGCCGCAAGGTCTTCTGGACATTGCTTTCCCAGAATACGCCGAGAATACCCAAGCCGCGTTCATGCCGGTAGTTGGAAAGAATTTCGGCCTCAGTGGGAATTTCCGTCATCTGCGACATGAACAGCCATCGCATGAAATTGGAAACGAGGGACGCTTTAGCCAAGTCGCCGCCCTCAATGGGGATAGCACGGATATTGGCCCGCTCTAACGCTTGGCAATCTAACGCAACGTATTGGTTACAAATTTCGTCAACCGTAGGAACCTTAATGTCAGACGCACCCTCCCAGGGAAACGGCTGGTTGTTTGCCATGCCTACCGCATGTTTACGCTGGTCATGGCTCTGGCCGGGCCACTCGCAATGGCGGGTCTGGTAATTGAGGTCCGCCAGTTGAATTGGGTCATTCAGATCATTGACCGTCTCCGAGTAGAGAGACATCAAGGCAGGCATGTTTGGACCGCCCGGCGTTACTTTCTGCTCTTGCTCGTCAATGTAGGCTGAATCGGCGTCCATGTGTTACCTTTATTATACCATAGTTTGCAAATGGATGTGTTTTGACACACGGCCTTATTGACAGGCAAAGTATCATGAAGTTTTAAAGTTGTGATACGCACCGCCCCATAGCGCAGAAAGGGCGAGAAGGGTTCCGGTAAAGACGGAAACATCGGTTGATGGCCATAACGACCCATCATTAATAATTGCCCGAAAGGGGAACTACGGAGACGGGGTTAATAGCCCCCTTGTGAAAAGTCAGATGCCGACAAGTATCCCGTATATGTGTCTCAGGCTTCCGAACGCTTTAGAGTTTGGTTCTTGCAAGCACGGTTTTCCCGTAACGGGTGAACTGTGCCTCGACTAACCCACCGTTTTAGAGTGTTTGGTCCTAATTAAACCTGACGGTGAGGCGCAACGACGCCGAACTTAGCCGCAAACCAAATCTGTAAGAAAAACAGGGTCTAATTTCTGACAACTATTTGTCTTTCTGTAGAGTAGAACAGACCGCGAAGGGTTTCAGTCCGTAACCAGATTCATTTTTAATTGAAACAGGCCGCAAACTGAAACTAGTAAGAGCCGCCGCCCGTTACAACTTTATCGTCAGGGTTGACATACTCTATCCCTGATTGGAGGAGATAACGCAGGGCGTCAACAAAATCCTTTGCAGGCTCATCCCGACCTGTCCGCGCATAGGCTTCCAAGCACTGGATTAGGTTTAGGCACCTATCGCTAATGTAAATCATTGGCGCGTTGTCCATGCCTAGCGGTTTGGTCCGGTCATAGCTCAGACGGTCATTGATTAGGTGCTCTCCATCCTCCACTTGCTTGCCGGGGGCAGGTATGTAGGTTAGGCCGTGGTCATCCAGCTTGGAAATGGTGGTTTCTGCCCCGTTCTCGCCTTGGGTTTGGCTGGCTCCATAGCGCGGGTCAATCACACGGTTTACGAGTTCGGTTCGGATACCAATTTCCTTCTCAATTTGGGTTATTAGGTCAACATAATCCTTTGTCCCATAGCCGTTATCAGCAGCCGCGGGGCCGTTCTTGCTCCCATCGGAAGAGGATAGGTCAATCCAATCGCCATAAGTGGCGCAATCGGGCCAATCATGCGTAATCCAAAGCCGATTCGCAGCATCAAACGCACCCCATAGCATAGACCAAGGCTTAGAGCCTGCTGGGTCCATAGCCGTAATCCATGTATAGCTTTCAGGATTCTTCAAAACTGGAATTGTCTCATGCTTAACCACATGCACATCCCGCTGGAACAGAGGAAACTTGCTGAGCTTGGCCTTGGTTGGAACCCCATATTGCCGCGCAAGAATCTCATGCTCGGCCTTACCCACCATATCAGCCCCATTCCGCACCGAATCGGGCAGGAAGGCATTGTCCTGCGTCCAGAAGTAATAAATCATGGTGCGGCCTGCTTCATCCCCCTTCTGTAAAACAGGCAACTCACGCTTAACCAATGGAGCGTAACGCTTTGTAAGCGTCTTTGCCTTGTTTAAGATGGAGTTGACCGTTGCTGTCCAGCCGTTAATGGTGGTAAAGCTGACAAACATGCGGCCATTTACGTCCCTAAGTCGATATTGGAGAGTTTCATACAGCTTAGGCGGTATCTCTTCGTCTGCCCAAATGAAATGAGCCCACCAGCCTTCCGCCACCTTGTCATCGTTAGCCCAGCTCTTATACGTTTGGAAGATAATTTCGCCGCCCTCATAGCCCGGAGTGATGGGAGGGAATACAAGCTTGCCGCCAGTAAAGCCGTTCTTCTGGGTGTAATCTACAGAATATGTAGCGAAACGCTTCTTGGGTAGGTGCTTATATCGTTCTGGCAACTCCCGCCATAGCACCCGCTGCTGGTCATTAATGGATGTTTCCTCGTTAGCCGACCAACAACGGACACGCGCACCCGGAACATTGGTTGCAATCCATATGGCCACCCGAGCACAGAATACGCTCTTGCTCGAACGATTGCCACCTAAGATAATACCAATCTGTGACTTACGCCAACTATCTAAAACCTTAGCCCATCCCGGCAAACACCAGCCAAAGCTAACCGGGTCGTTAGCCTGCATCATGGCAAACTCGTTCAGCTTATCGGGCTCCAATCCCCGAAGCGCGGCCACCGCCTCATCTGTGTATTCCAGCCCAAACCCATCCCCTACTACCGGAACAACCGAATCGGCGTAGATATTAGGCGCGGGCATACATAGACCCTCCCAAAGCC